GACCGTAGGCGTTGTTGGCGGCGTCCTGGCTGTACTTGTAGTTGATGTCCCCGCGCTGACGCTCGTAGCCGCCGTAGTCGGGGATGTTGTATCCGTTGTCCGCCATCTCAGGACTTCCCGGCGTAGATGATGTAGTTGACGACTATGTAGGGCGGCAGGTTCTTGTCCACCAGGGTGGTGCCTGCGCCATTGGGGTTGACGGTGACGGTGTGTGCGTGACGGGCGTTGGCCCCGTACGTACCACCGCTGATGTGGTGGAGGTGATCGAGGCTGCGGTCGGCAGCACCCGTGGTGAAGCTGTGGGCGTGGTTGCCGCCGACGGTCGGCCCCCAGGTGAGGGCGACGCCACCAGGGATTCCGTATCCAACTGGCGGACCGTGGTACCCCGTGTTGAATGCTCCGTCACGGAACACGTACTCACCGTGACCACCGTTCGAGGTGTGGCTGTGACCGCCTTCGCCTGCGGTGGCACCACTGTGGAGGTGGTCAATGCTGCGGTCCATTGCCTGCGACATGAAGCTCATGCTGTGAGTGTGATCGGGCGAGTCGGTCCCGACCGCAGTGGTGTGAGCGTGCGACAGCAGTTCCGAATCTCGCTGTCCACCCTTGACACCCAGCCCGTACTTCGCCGCCTCGGTGGCGTCGTAGCCGACCGGCGAACGCTTCCGCATGTCAGGGACCTGGAAGCTGCCGGTGGGGACAGCCGCCGCCGTGTAGGTGCGGCCGATCGCTGCGGCCAGTGACTGCTGCGAGGTGTTCGTGTAGGTGTCGCCGTTGCACCACAGCCACCCAGCGGGCAGCGCCGTACCAGCGAACTCGGTCATCATCCCGACCGGTAGCTGGGCATCGACGTACGCCTTGTTCGCTGCGTGACCGGGCGCTCCGGGGTCGCCTGGTGCCAGCACCAGTGGTCCCGTCATTGCCACCGTCCCGTCCTTCTGGATCAGGTTGGCGAGTACCCAGGCGAGCAGTTGATCGAAGTTGGTCTGAACCTCCGACGCGATGGCAGGGGTGTCTTTGGTGACGTGGAACGGATAGTTGAAGAACGCCATGCTGTCCCCTATGTGGTGAATCTGCGCTGAATGAACTTGAGCGTCACGGCGTCGATGCCCCATGACTTGCCGTTGGAGTCGGGGATGGTGCTGATCCTCAATTGGATGGATCGGGCGACGCCGAGTGGCCCACCACGCACGATGCGTGACCCTCGGGACTCGCCTTCCCACAGTGAGCCGTCGTCCCAGTTGAAGCCACCGGGCAACGGGTCGTCCGCACCGAGGTCACGCCAGTACGTCCGACCGAATGCGTTGACGCCTACCAGCCACGATCGGTATGGGGCACCGAGGTCGTAGTTCCGGTAGGCGTCCACGCGAAGCTGGAGGTCCTCCTCCGGGTTGTTGATGATGAAGCGGGGACGCCGCCACGACTTGCGGAGTTCCTCCGTCCCGCCGTCCTTCCAGTTCGTGGTGTAGAAGGCGTTGAACGCAGAGGGCGAACCGTCGGCATTGATCTGGTCGTAGGCGTCAGGTGCGATGCTGCCCATCCGCAGCAGGCAGCGCGCCACGGCATCCCCGGCGTGGACGACGAGAGGCGACTTGTCACCCGGCAGTTCGACAGCGGAGCGGAGGTGACCGTAGGCGGGGGCGTGCGCTTCCCATGCACCTTCACCGATGCTGGGGTCGAAGATGAACGTGGTGGTCGAGGTGGTCGTGGAGCCCGACCGTCCGCGCCGACTGTCCATGTTGGGCGTGGTTGAGACGCTCTCATCGAACTCCCACGGCAGAGAGCACAGCAGCCGGTTGCCGATCCAGTCCAGCCATACGTTCTCCACCGTCACCGTCTCCGACATCACCTGACGGATCGGCTCGGAGATGGACTCGGGACGGTTGCCAGACGACATGCCGTAGATGGCGCTGCGACCGGTCGCAGAGTAGTAGAAGCAGTGCGTCTCGGATGTGGTGACCGTGGTCGGAGAGACCGACCCGGACTTGTTCGAGACCTGCACCAACTGCCACGACTCCAGGTCGTAGCCGTACAGCGCCCAGACCGTGGAGTCCTTGAAGATCAGAAGGTGATCCTGGAACGACTTGAGTGCCCGGATGCGGGGGCCACCCAGTTCGATGTCGAGGAAGTCCAGCGACGCCCAGTCCTCGGGCGAGGAGGGGTGCGACCAGCGCAGGCGGTTGGGCCGTCGAACCGGGCCGCTCACCGTGCCGTCCGGTTGGTGGTCGTCGTACACGTCGGCGACGAACAGGTATCCGGCGTGCGCCTCGATGATCGAAGCGCTGGGGATCACGTTGCCGGGGTAGCCGGGGGTGGTGTAGTCCTCGTTCCACATGCCCACCCCAGCGGGGGTGGTTGGCGTGGCTACCGACTCGCTGTGCTTCCATGACGGGTGCTCGGCCCCGGTCGCGATGTAGAGCATGTTGCCCCAGGTGGCGAAGTCGGCCAGGTGGGGGTCAGCGAAACAGGGGATGGTCGTATCAACCAGCAGGCCAGAAGGATCGGTGCGGTAGACGAGGCCGCTGTTGGCGACGTACACAGCAAAGGACCCGTCGGCGTACTGGTGGAGCACGGCGTTGCGTGGGTCCCAGGCGGTGATGGTGGGGTCGTCGGTCGCACCCCAGCGCGTCCAGCCCTGACGTGTGGCGAAGCCCACCCGTGCATCCACATGGACGTTGAGCATGGCGGGCGACTCATTGTCCCCGAGTTGGAACGAGTTGTCCCGGACGTTGAGCCCGCCTGTGAAGTCACGCAGCGTCAGCGGTTGGAGGCGGGTCCCGGTTGCCATCAGATGAAGCCGACCCCTCCGACACGGACAGGTGGCACGCCACGGCGCTGGTTGAAGTTGCCGTTCATCACGAGCGGCCTGTGACCGGCAGGGTCCATGATCGCCCTGCGCGCCATCGTCACGTCCTGCTGCCAGCGCTCCATGTACCGGCCCTCCAGCACGTCGTCTTCCTGCTGGGCGTAGGCGAGAGCGACGGCGTAGTGGGCGAGCGCCCGGTGCAGGCGAGGGTCAGCGTCAACCTCACCGGTGGCTGGGTCGAAGGTGACGAGCGGCCTGCGATAGCCACGGACCACGAAGTCCCTCGGCAGGTCACTGACCGTCAGCGGCCACAGCCACAGGCGGTTCGCCCAGATCGAGTAGTAGCCGCCAGCACCACCGCTGCTGGCGGTGTGAGTGAAGCGATCCTCTGCTTCCTCCTGGTTGATCTGTTGCAGCTTCGGCCCGCCGTCGAGGGCGTAGACCGACATGATCGCTGGAGGGTTCATGTCGATCGGCATTTCCAACCAGGCGTCGCCCTGTCGCTTGGGGATCAGCCAGTTCTGCTCATAGAACGGCCAACAGTTCTCCGCCCCGATGGTGCGGATGAACGCTTCGTTGACGTAGTTCTCGATCGTTGCCCCGGTCAGGTCAACGTCGGTGGTGTCGGTCTGCGCCCAGACGTACTGCTGGATGTCAGTCAGGTTCACTCTTGCGGCCTTCCTGGTTCCAGTTCGGAATCAGACCGAGGCTGCGTGAGTGACCGGCACAGTGTCCGGTCTTGGTGGGCCAGGCGCGGCACCCTTCGGTGTCGCAGCGGACCTTGCCGTCGATCTTGCGCTTCGGCTTCTCGTACGGGCGGAAGATGATGCCCACCGCCAACTGAACATCATCCAGCGTGGAGTTGGGGCGAAGTGACTTGTCGACTGGCTCGCCGTGGACGGTGTGCGCCAGGGCGACATCCGGTGACGAGGAATAGGCGCTGTCGTAGTGGGTTGGCATGATGCCCTTTCTACTGGAAGGTGAGCCCTCCCATTCCGTTGCGGAATGGGAGGGCTCAGGACATCAGACTGCGGGGACTTCGGAGACGCCTGTGATCTTGAACAGACGCCGACGGGCACGCGTGGTCTGGTTGCCGAAGGTCGTGATGAACGACACCCGTGCATCCAGGGCGCTGGCCGTAGCCGTGCCGGAGCCGCCACCTTCGGTGACCGACCCGGACAGGTTGTTGGTGAACTTCGACTGCTTGAAGTTGCGGTCGGAGTGGATGGTGAGGCCGACGTACTTGGAGTTGAGTCCGTAGAACGTCGCCGAGTCGGTGGCGAGCGTGCCTTCCACACCGCCCGAGCAATCGGGGTCGGCGAAGATCGGCACGTTCTTGTACATCAGGTTCTGGAACCCGAGGTTCGCCTTCTTGGTGTCCGTGTACCGCACCTGTGGGGTGAGGGTGGACTCGAAGAAGCCGAGGCCGAACTGGTTGGTGAAGATCGCATCGACGTGATCGGAGCCGACATCGGAGGCCGAGTTGAACGCTGTGCGAAGCAGCGTCTCCAGGCCAGCGGCATCGACGGGACCGCCAACGATCTCCTGGGCTCGCCAGTACTCGTTGCCAGCCACAGCCGGATCGATGCCACCCACGGGGAGGGTGTCATCGATGATCGTCGGGAGACCGAGGAAGACCTTGCCCACCTCGGTTGCGGCCGTCCCACCAAGGGCGGTGCGCGGCACGTACGTGCCGAACAGCATCTTGTTGAGCCGGGTCTTCAACGTCTCCTCGGCCTGCATGATCTTCGCCTCAAGGAGGTTGATGATCATTTCCTTGGAGTTGTTCTGCGCTTCCTCCAGGCCCGAGATGATGATGGTCGCAGCAAGCTGCTTCCACTCGTACTGGGCAGCGGTGATGCCTTCGACCGGGCTGACGAACACAGGCTCGTACCCGTGGTACGCCTGGGTCTCGCCCTCACCGACGATGAGCGGCTCCACGATGGAGATGCCACCGCTGATGGTGCGGAGGCGTCCCTTGCTGAGGTAGTACTCCAGCAGCGGTCGGCTGTTGAAGATGTTGTCCGTGAGGGTCTTGTGATAGTTGTGGAACGTGGTGGACAGGATTGTGTCCCACGTTGCGGGAACGTGTGCGGCAGGCACTTGGAGGTCTCCTTAAGAGGAACGGACCTCGTTACGGCATGTCACCCAACTGGTCGAAAGCTGCGAGCACGGCGTCACGAGGTGACATGTGGACATTCGCAGGCGGCGCTGTGGTGACATTCGTAGCGCCGCTCCCTGAACTGACCACGCCCGCCGAGGCAGCAGCGGCAGCACGACGCCGAGCGTCGTCCGCTTGCTGTGCCGCTGTCGCCTCTTGCTGTGCTCCGTTTTGGGCTTGCAGCTTCAAGAACGCCTGGGATTGATAGATCATCGGGAAAGCCTCAGGTCCAACGCCCATCTGTAGGGCTTGCTGAACCACGGCACGGACTTCATCGTCACCGATCTTGTACGCCTGCTTGAGACCGTTGACCTGTGCTCGGAGGAAATCGTCGGCTTCCCGCTGATCCAACCGTTCCTGTAGTGCCAGGCGCTCGTTGCGCTCCTGGACAATCATCCGTTCGAGGGGGTCGGCATATTCTTCCTCGGCAGCAGCCGTTGCGGCCTGCTGTTCCCGAGGGGTCATGCCGAGGTACTGCTCGACGGACACGCCCGCATTGCGGGCGAGGACTTGGATGGTCAGTCCCGGATCGTATTGCAGGGCTTGCTGTAGCTGGAGTGCCTCTTGGGCCTGCTGCCTCGCTGCGGCTGCTTCCTGCGTTTTCCGGGTGTAATCGGACTGCCGTTGATATCCCTGCAACGCCTCGCTGATCGGCACTTCGAGTTCTTCGCCATCAACCTTGACGCGGACGTACTTGCCCGCTGTCGCGTCATCGATGTCGAGGTACTCCCGTGCCGGTTCTGGCGGCGATTCGGGCGGGTCTTCGATCGGGGTGGTGTCCGCAGCCTGTCCGTCGGAGACGGGACTGTCTTCTACCGTTTCTGTGAGTTCTGGTTCCAGATTGCTCATGCGTGACTCATCATGGCACGCCGGTCAAACCATCGGCGGCATTCCCCCCATACCAGGAGGTGGGCCAGGAGGCGGACCGGGTGGCATCGGTCCCATATCAGGCATCTGGGTCTGCACGGAGCCGAGCAATTCCTGGAGAATCTGTGCCACCATCTCGGGCGGTATCTGACCGGTGCCGATGCCTTCCACGATCTCGGGCGGCAGCATCTGGAGTATCTCAGGAGGTATCTGTGCGAGGATTTCTTCACCCATCATGGGTGGCGGCGGACCCATTCCAGGCGGCGGTCCTCCCATCGGGGGTCCTCCCCCAGGGCCACCAGGGGGAGGTCCCCCCGGTCCCGGAGGTGGGCCACCCGGCCCAGGTGCAGGCTGGGGTCCGGGTGGCAATGCAGGTTGTTCCCCAGGAGGCGGCGGAGCATTCGCAGCAAGTGCCTGTGGCTGAATGAATCCTGTCGGGTCGGTGATGCCGAAGCCTTCGAGCACCTTGCGGTACAGCTTCACCGGATCGGCGACACCAGCATCGAGGAACGGCATGGAGGCATCGACCAACTGCATCGCCGACTGGCGCTTGAACGTCTCGTTCTGCGGCTCGGTGCTGCCGCCCTGGACGCTGTAGTCGAACTCGCCCTTGATGTAGTCCTTGTCGTACTCCAGCCAGGCAGCGCCTGGGATGGACGTGATGCGGGCGACGTGCTTGCCGGTCAGGTACTGCTGCATCAGGTTGATGATCCGCTCACCGATGCGACCGAGCGAGTCCTCGATCTTGGTGAGGCGGTCCTGGGCCCGAGAGTTCGAAGCGTCCTGGATCATGGCGGCTTCGGTGGCGGTGCGCTTGATCGCTGTCTGAGCGCCACGCTGGTAGTCGGACACACCCGACACCCGGTCCATGTCGGTGGAGATCATCTCGGACTGGTTGTAGAACTCAGGCGGGGTGATGACGGCCGGGACCGGGGCGATCACGTTGGCCGGGTCTCCGTCTGAGACGACGGGGATCATCACGTTGTCCACGTCGGACTCCAGGGCCATCACACCGTCACGGTCGAAGGCGTCCTTCTCGTACAGCCACTTGCGAGCGAACCGCTTGCGGTGGTTCATCATCTGGTTGCGGGTCTCGTTCAACTCCAACTGGAGCGACTCGATC